AACTTATTGTTCTTCTTAAATATTACTTATTAACTTTATTCCCTTGTTGATAATTTTACATTTGTATGGTCTGTTCTCATTAAATTACGTTCTTTAATAACAGCATCTAAGACTAAACAAGGGGTATTCATATGTTTCATATATGAGACAAGAGCATTTGTATCCTTAGGAAAACACCCACCTCCATAACTTAATTTATTATCTGTTCCGGGAACTAATGTATGCATTGAGTTTATCCATTTATTTTTTAACATAAGACCACGAATAACATCATAACTCCCCCCTATCTTATTAGTTAATGCATATAATTCATTAAAAAACTGAATTTTAGTTGCGTAAAAACAATTAACATAGATTTTCATTGACTCTGATTCAATAGCTTTACAAAGTGATATTTCTGCTAAAGGATAATATTGTTTGTAAAAATCAAAAACAAGTTTAACTTTATCTTCTGGTGTATTTTCACCCTTTCCTAAAACAACATGTTGTTGATTATGAAAATCCTCATATGCCGTTGAAGCAGTTAAGAATTCTGGGTTATGAATAATATGTAAAGTTGGAAACATTTTGGAAAGAATATTACATGTGCCTGGTTCAATTGTACTTTTAATAACAATTACTCCATGATAATTAATTTTAGCATATTTTTCACAAACCTCAATAATACAGGATTTATCGTATGAATGATTTGTTTCATCAAATATCGTTGGTAAACATAAAAATGAAATATCAGTTTTACAACATTTATCAAATGTATCTAAATAATTAGACTTATATTTATCATAACCAATAGTATTACAACCCTTTTCTCTAAAACTTTTAAACATAGCCCCCCCAACAAAACCAAGCCCAACTACAGAAATTGATAATGACATAATGTATATTATAATGCATATAATATAAGTATTGGACTTATAACACACTACAAATGTAATTAAATTGGGGATATAACATATAAAAAACAAAACCACTGTGATAATAATATAATATGCTGGAAATTATTTTATTATATTATTATAAAATGGGTAAAATTACAAAAAAAAATAATAATAAAGGTAAGCTTAATTATTTAAGGTCAAAAACATATAAAAAAAAATCCAAACAAATGCGTAAAAAAACAAAATCCAAACAAGTTCGTAGAAAAACAAAATCCAAACAAGTTCGTAGAAAAACAAAATCCAAACAAATTCGTAGAAAAACAAAATCCAAACAAGTTCGTAGAAAAACAAAATCCAAACAAATTCGTAGAAAAATAAAGGGCGGTGCTATATTAGAAATGGTTTCGGACAGACAAAAAGCTTTTTTACATAAAATGTGTTCAAATAACAGGTGTTTACCAATAGGACAGTATACCGAAATAACAAATGATTATTTTGACTACATGCATTTAAAACACGCAACTGGTAAAGTACAGGCAGTTGGAGATAACTCAGCTAATGGATTTATCCGTCGTATTGAACTTGAAAAAAATAATTACTCAACTGTTACTATGTTAAAATCTTCTAAAAGCAAAACCAGCGATAATTTAATGTATGAATATTTAGTTGGACTATTTATTAATAATTATAATTTGATTTTTCCATGTTTTCTTCAAACTTATGCATGTTATCAGTATAAAAATGAAGATCAATATAACACATTTAGAGATAATCAACAAACAATTAAAGACGTAAACGAACTAACACCATTATTTTCTTATAATAGTCAAAAAAGTAATCAGCAAACAGCCAATATGCTAATAGATAAATCATGCGAACAACCCCAACACATATGTTTATTAGTTCAATATTTAGAAAATCCAGTGTCTCTTCACGATCTTCTTGTAAAATTTCACACAGACGAGTATTTTTGTCGTGTTGAACTAATTCAACTTTTATTACAAATATTTATTCCGTTAGGAATGATGGAAACTAAATTTACACACAATGATTTACATTCAAATAATGTGTTAGTATATTTAATTCCAAATAATGGGTATGTAACTATGAATTACAAAACTCCTTATGGAAATGTTTCATTTCAAACTACTTATATTTGTAAAATAATTGATTATGGACGCTGTTATTTTAAAGATACACAAATGTCATCTGAAAATATACGTAGGATATTATGTAAAAACTCTAAATGTGGTAATGGGTGTGATACGTCATTTTTTTGTAACCGCGCAAGTTCGTGTGGTGAAGATGTTGGTTATACGTTTATTGACCAGGACTTAGAGGATTATAATTTTAATATGTCATCTAGTAAAAATAATCCTGGAAAGGATTTATGGTTAATACAAAACTTAAAAATCGTTATACCGCATATATCTAATTCAATTTTAAGTTCACATGTTAGAGATTTAATTAACGGCGTCACTGGTGAGTCTAATCAATATGGAAAAAATTACTACACGCTTAGTGCAGAAAATCCAGACAATACAATTTATTCAGTATATGATTTTATGAAAAAAACAATTGAATGTTATAATAAAGTACTACCGGATATTGAAGACCGTAAAAAAGTAGGATTATATGGACATAAGCATTCTGCTGGAACATTTACAATTGATGCTGTTACAAACTCGGATTATGTATATGCAACTGATCCAGTTGCATCAGAATATCATTAATTATATTATTTTTTTGTTCTATTTTTTGTTGTTTTATTTTTTGTTTTATTTTTTGTTGTTCTATTTTTCTATTTTTTTTTTGTTCTAAAGTAGGCGGTTTAGCAGGTTGTTTTATATAAGTTGAATAAGTTGAATATAAAACATCGTTTGATAATAGTTCTAATAATAGTAGAGTACTACGCGTTTGTTGATTTTGTTTTTGGTTTGATTGATGCATAATTCGTTGATATTGATGTATAAAATAATAAAACGTATTTTCATTTTTTTTATTATTTAATTTACTTATTTTTATTAATCAATGTCAACATGTGTAATCATATGACGGCGACAGCAAGGATTAACTAATCCTAAATCATCCATAACAATACCTTGAATTGTTTTTTTGTTTGTTGTTTTTGTTAAATACACAACATTATTTGTTGATTTTGCGGCTATTGAATTATCATAGTTTGTATTATTGTTTGTACTTGCTATAGTCATTTCGCGAGTTTTTCTTAAAAAGTGGTCATATTTATCGGCAAGTACATTACCGCATGAAAAACATCTTACTGGAATAATCATTTTAAGGTTGTTTTATTATAGAATATAATATATTACTATTAAATATATATTATTAAATCAATCATTTTTTTTATTAAATTAAACTGCCATTTTCATTTTTATTGTTGGGTGTGGTCGGTATCCAGTTAAAGAAAAATCATCATATTCAAATGAGTTTATGTCGGTTTTTAATGGGTTCACACTAAGAGTTGGAAATGGTTTTGGCGTCCTTTTAATTTGTTCTTTAAGTGCATCAATATGATTTAAATAAATGTGGGCATCTCCAATACAATGAATAAATTCTCCACATTTGAGACCACAAACATGTGCCATCATTTTTGTAAGTAATGAATAACTCGCAATATTAAATGGAACACCCAACCCCATATCAGCGGAACGTTGATACATTTGGCAACTAAGTTTTCCATCATTAACATAAAACTGACAAAACATATGACACGGCGGCAATGACATATTATTAATATCTTTTGGGTTCCATGCAGACATAACGATTCGTCTACTATCAGGCATATTTTTAATTAATTGAATACAATTACTAAGTTGGTCAACTCCCTGACCTGTATAATCTGTATGACAATCAATATATTCTGCCCCAAAATGTCGCCATTGAAATCCATATCCTGGACCTAAATCTCCAACGCATCTATCGTGAAATCCAGATTCATCTAAAAAATCTCTGGAAGTATTACCGTCCCAAATAGTAATACCCTTTTCTTTTAAAAGAAGTGTATTGGTTTTTCCAGAAAGCATCCATAATAATTCTTCGACAACTCCTTTCCAAAATACACGTTTAGTAGTTAAAAGTGGAAAACTATTATTCTCCAAATTAAACCTCATTTGAATTCCAAACTTCGAAATTGTTCCTGTTCCTGTTCTATCAGAACGTTTCGAACCATTTTCTAATATATCATTAATAGCATTAATGTACTGCATTTCTTCAGACTGTAAGCTGTTTGAATTGTTGTAATATTCTGACATAATAATATAAATTATATATGTAAATTATGTTTAACATACTTTAACATAGTTTTCAATAAAAATTTTAATAATAAGTATATATTATATAAGTAATACCACACATTATGCACATAACAATTTTTGGATTTAAGCTGGATGTTCAACTTATTATATTAGCATGCGTTATTTATTCTATTATGGTTTGTAGTACAATATGCGGGTGTTGTAAAAAATCTGCAGTTGATACAATAAAAATTGTTTCTTCAACCGCCAAGGAAGGATTTTCTAATAGTATTAATCAAATGGGTGGCCACCAATCTGATTTTTATACACTTGGAAGTGACCCGGTTGACTCATCAACATGGGGGGCGCCTGATTATTCCAGTATGTCAACACCCGATTCAATCGAATTTTTAAATCGCCCCAAACAACCCGTCCCTTTGCCTGAAGGGCAAATGAACTTTTTTGATACAACAAAGTTTAGCTTAGATTGTTGTCCAAATACATATTCAACATCAAGTGGATGTGCATGTATGACCCTTGACCAAAAGAATTATTTACAGTCAAGAGGAAATAGTTCACCTGAATCAGAGTTTTAATTAACTTGCATAGCATATCTGAATGTTGATAATCTAATAATATTCGAATTTACAATTATATTTTCGTAAGTAGGTTGATTCATATGTTATATCATTTATTTAGTAATATAAACATATTATATTAATAATATTTAAATGGCGACAACCATTCCAAGTGGAACATATGTTGGTCAATATGGATATACTATTTTGAAAAAAAATATTACATCTGAACAACTTGAAAAAATAAAAGATGATTTAACTGTTCGCCCTGAGACACCAGGAGCACCAAAAAGTGTTTTAAATAATAATATATTTTATGCGTATCGTTACACTGATAAAAAAATATTTGTTCCTTATTATTATGGTGTAACAAATTTTGGTATTCCATCAATATCAAAATTACCAGAAGGAGACCCAATTAATATTACGTTTTCAGGTGAGCTACGTCCTAAGCAAGTACCAGTTGTTGAAGCATTTATGAAACATATTAATACGGGACCTAAATCAGGGGGGCTACTTGAATTACCATGTGCTTTTGGAAAAACATGTCTTGCTCTTTATATTATTAGCCTTTTAAAAACAAAAACTCTTATTATTGTACATAAAACGTTTTTATTAAATCAATGGGTAAGTCGAATAACTGAATTTTTACCTGGTGTTAAAATAGGTAAAATACAAGGAGGTATTATTAATGTTGAAGGTGCTGATATTGTTATTGGTATGCTTCAAAGCTTATCAATGAAAGAATATCCGAAACATTTATTTGATTGTTTTGGGTTAACTGTTATTGATGAAGTACATCATATTTCAAGCGAAACATTCTCCAAATCATTGTTTAATATTGTTACAAAATATACATTAGGGTTATCTGCCACCATGAATCGCAAAGATGGAACATCTAATATATTTAAGATGTTTTTAGGAGGTGTGCGATTTAAAGGAACTCGAGCTAAGCGAGAAGTTTCTGTAAAAAGTATAAAATATATTTCAGATGACCCTGCATTTAATGCACTTGAACTTGATAAACGTGGGGATATATCATATAGTCGAATGGTAACAAAATTATGTGAATATACACCCAGAAGTGAGTTTATTATAAAAGTAATCACGGATATGTTAAAAAAGGACCCAAATCAACAAATAATGATTATTGGTACTAATAAATCTATTATTAAGTACATTCATGATGCTATTAAATCGCGAAATATTGCAACAGTTGGAAATTATATTGGGGGGATGTCTGAAACTAAATTAACTGAATCGGAAAATAAACAAGTAATTACAGCAACTTATGCGATGGCTGCAGAAGGTTTAGACATCCCAACATTAACCAAATTAGTTATGGTAACTCCTCGAGTTGATATTGAACAAACGGTTGGGCGAGTATTAAGGGACCAGTACTCATTACCCGAAGTTGTTGATATTGTTGACAAACATAGTGTGTTTATGAGACAAAGTAAAAAGAGAGAAGCATTTTTTAAATCTGAAGGATATACAATAGATACAATTACCTCATTAAAATATTTTGAAGAACCTCAAAAATGGACCAGAAAGTCATATTGTAATAATTCAACAGAAAATAATAAAACCCAGTCTCTTGAAAATGATGACCCTTTAACAGGAAAATGTTTTTTTTCACGGACAAAACATTAATAAATAAATAATAGAACAATTATATACATATAAATTATGTCTCAACAATATGCACCCGACGTCCAACAGCCAAATCAAATTCAAAATCAAGGTCAGCCTCAACTAAATACATCAAATGTTAAGCTTGACCCAGTAACAGGTTCTCAATTGGCTTCAAGTATAAACGGAGTATCCAACCCAGATGCTTTAAAAATACCATCAAATCATATGACACCCAATCCTTTAGCAAATGTTCAAGACCCCTCAATTTTACCAACTTATATTCCACCCAGTGACCTTATTGATCCAAATTATATACAATCACATAATGCTCAATCATCTCTTCAAAATATTACAAATGTATCTAAATCAGAAGAATCATTTCAAGCTTCAATGGATACATTATATGAAAAAATTCAAGTGCCTTTAATATTGGGGTTATTATTTTTTCTTTTTCAACTCCCAGCATTTAAAAAAATAAATCAAGATAATTTCCCGTTTTTGTTTTCAAACGAGGGTGAATATAATATAAAAGGATATACATTTACAAGTATGCTATTTAGCATAGCATATTATTTAATTAATAATATAATGACTAAAATTTAAAAAATATATTCAGTTATTTGCAATTACCATTAGTTGTAACTATTAAATACTACTATTTAATAGTTAAAATTATAACATCATACAATAAATTTATAAAAATAATTTGTTCTCTCAATATTCAAAAATAAAGGCATTATATGTTGTTAGTAGTATAAATAATACATAAACTATATGTTATTATGATTATAATTATTTGGACTTCATATTTACAAAGTATATTTTATCAATATTATTATTATTTTAAACAATACAATGTTCCATGTATGTTAATGTTGCCACATGAATATTTTAAAACAAAGTTCAAGTATAATCCAAGTAATACAATAATATTTTCAACTTATTATATTTTAAAAAGTATTAAGTGTATTTATCATCAATATATTTTGTTACAAATAGAACAATATACTAATCGTTTTACAAGCACTTATAAAAATTATATTTCGTCCTCATTATACACAATTGATTACTCAATTCATAATTCACATTTATATAACAATGTTGCGAGTAATAAAATAATATACAGTCCATTATTATATTTTAATATTTTAAAAATGGTATCTCCATCATGTGCAACTTTTAATTGTATACAAAACAAAAACAATACATTTTCTAATGATATTGTATTTTATGGAGCATTAAATGAGAGAAGGTTAACAATTATAAATAAATTAAAAAAACATTTTTCAATTATACACATTAAGAAATATAGCATATTTAATTTAGAAACTGTAAACAAACTTAAACAATGTAAAGTATCAATAAATATTCACTATTTATCATCTCCTGCTATTTTAGAAACGGCTCGATTAAATGAGCTTATTAGTGCTCAAATACCAATTATATCTGAAAAATCAACATATGAACCATCAAATGATATTTATAACTCGTTTGTTTATTACATAGATAAAGTTATGGACGATTATTCAAATATGCCTGACATAATTCAACAAATTCAACATATATTAGATAATCTATCCAATTATAGCCCTGACTATGACCAATTAATAAATTATAATAATATAGAATTTAAAAAAATTAAAACTATTATTTCTCAATTTATAAATTGTTATTAATACTAAAAAAAATATAAATATTATTTGTTATGTAATGTAATGAATGATTATTATTTAACAATTGATATAAGAGAACGCGAACTAATTAAACTGGTAAAGCGTATTATTGAAACAACACCAAAATTTAACAATATACAATTACTTGTTAAATCAATGCCTTTGGGAGATATTTCATTTGGAAAATCTGATACTTCTCTTGAAAATTTAAAAGAATATATACTTATTGAGAGAAAATCAGTTAGTGATTTAACATCAAGTATTAAGGATGGGAGATATGCCGAACAATCATTTCGTCTTTCAGGAACATCTTATCCAAATCATAATATTATTTATTTAATTGAAGGAAGCATTTTATCATCACCAAAAAAATCATATTCACACTCTAAATATAATAAAACCAAAACACCAAGTGATAAAAGTGGGGTATGTGTATTTAAAGCATTGACGTCTAATAATACTGAAAAGGATACACCTCCTAAACCACAAGCGGTTGACCCAGAAATTTTACTTACATCAAATCAAACAACTGCTTATTCAGCCATATTTGCACTTAATTATTCAAAGGGATTTTCAGTTCTTCGTACTGATTCATTGAGAGAAACTGCTATTTTTATTTGTAATTCATTTGAAAAATGGTATCGTACAGTAGAAAAAGATAGCTCAATATTAATTGGAGGAACTCAAAAAGAAATAGACAAAACACATAGTGATACAACTGAACAATCCTATATTGATGTTGTTAAGCGTGTTAAAAAGGATAATATTACACCTGATAATATTGGAGAATTATTATTATGCCAATTTCCAGGTGTAAGTACCGCATCTTCTATTGCTATTATGCAAAAGTTTTTAACATTTACTAATTTAATTCATGAAATTGAGAGAAATCCTGAAACAGTATTTGATGATATTTATATTACTTCAATTAATGGTAGAAAACAAAAATTAAGTAAAACCATTAAATCAACTATTATATCGTATTTGCAAATTAAAAAGACTGACGATAAGACTTAAACATAATAAATAATTAAAAAAAATGATTTGATTTGATTTTACTAAATTAAATCATAATAATATAAAATGTATTTAAATGGTTTCTCGTAAGAGTGAAAATATTTTACAATTGGCGCGAAACGAAGCAGAAAAATCACCGTGTCTTCATAAACATGGTTGTGTTGCATGTATAAATGGTAAAATTATATCACGCGGGTATAATAGTTATAGAACATGGTCAAATGATAATTTTTGCACTCATAATTCGTCTTGTCATGCAGAGATACATGCTCTTAGAGATATATGGCTTCGTTATAAACATTTAACAGTTGATAAAATAACTAAATTATTTAAAAAGATTACAATATATGTTGTCAGGATTAATTCGGATGGATTTATGAATTCAGCGCCATGTTTAGATTGTATGAATAAACTTAAAGAACTAAATATAAAAAATATTATTTATACCAATGATATTGGTAGTATAACCATATGTAAAAC